AATTAATAGATATAGGTGTTATAGACAGTTGGCAAAATGAAGCTGACGGTTTAAAAAATGATCAAGACGCATTAAACGAATTTTACAGACAGTTTCCAAGAACTACTGAACATGCGTTTAGAGATGAAACAAAAAATAGTATATTTAACTTAGTTAAAATATATGAGCAAATAGATTACAACGAAGAAATGTCTAGGACATTAGGTATTACTAAAGGTAATTTTCAATGGGTCAATGGTATTAAAGATTCAAGCGTTATATTTTACCCAGACCCTAAGGGTAGATTTAAAGTAAGCTGGGTACCACCAATAAATATACAAAACAAAGTTGTAATAAAAAATGGTGTTAAATGGCCTGGAAACGAACACATGGGCGCTTTTGGTTGTGATAGCTACGACATATCAGGAACTGTAGATGGTGTGGGTTCAAAAGGTGCTTTGCACGGATTAACTAAGTTTAGCATGGAAGACGCGCCAGCTAATACATTTTTCTTAGAGTATCTAGCTAGACCTCAGACTGCAGAGATGTTCTTTGAAGACGTTCTAATGGCATTAGTATTTTATGGGATGCCTATACTTGCAGAGAACAATAAACCTCGTCTATTGTATTATTTACGAAGACGTGGTTACAGAGGTTTTAGCATGAACAGGCCAGATAAAATATGGAACAAATTATCTACTGCAGAAAAAGAAGTTGGTGGAATACCTAACTCAAGCGAAGATATAAAACAAGCTCACGCAGCTGCAATAGAAATGTATATTCAAAGCCATGTTGGTATGATGCAAGATGGTACTTTTGGTAATTGTTATTTTAATGAATTACTAAATGACTGGGCTAAGTTTGACATAAACAAAAGAACAAAGCATGATGCTTCTATAAGTTCTGGATTAGCTGTTATGGCTAACAACAGACATTTATATAGGCCAAATGCTAAAGTAGAAAAACCAAAACTAAACATAAGTATTGCTAAGTATTCAAATAAAGGTAATACATCTAAATTAATTAAAAAATAAATATGGCAGAGTCTGTTATAAATAATTATTTTCCTAGCCAAGTTGTAAGTGATTTGGAAAAAATGAGCTATGATTATGGTTTAAAAGTTGCTAAGGCTATTGAAGCTGAGTGGTTTTATACTGATAGAGGTTCAAATAGATATAGAAGTAATCAAAATGATTTTCATAGATTAAGATTATATGCTAGAGGAGAACAATCGATACAAAAATACAAAGACGAATTATCTATTAATGGTGACTTGTCTTATCTTAATTTAGACTGGAAGCCAGTACCTATTATACCTAAGTTTGTTGATATAGTTGTAAACGGTATTGCAGAAAGAACATACGATATAAAAGCATACTCACAAGATCCATTTGGCGTTAGTAAAAGAACGGAGTATATGGAATCTATACTTTCTGATATGCGAACTAAAAAAATTAGTGAGTTTACAGAACAAGCTTTTGGTATGTCTTTATTAGATAATCCAAAAGAAGAGTTGCCAGATTCAAAAGAAGAGTTAGATCTTCACATGGCCTTAAACTATAAGCAAGCCGTAGAGATAGCAGAGGAACAAGCTTTAAATGTTTTATTAGAAGGTAATGACTACGAATTAATTAAGAAAAGATTTTATTACGACTTAACAGTTTTAGGTATAGGTGCTACAAAAACAAGTTTTAACACTTCTGAAGGTGTTACTATAGATTATGTTGACCCAGCTGATTTAGTTTACTCGTACAGTGAATCACCTTATTTTGACGATGTGTATTATGTTGGTGAGGTTAAATCAATACCAATTAATGAATTAGTAAAACAATTTCCTCATTTAACAGAGGAAGAATTAAAAGATATAGTTAAAAACAAAAACCATCATCAAGCAAATTACCACAACAACAATTACAATTTAAAAGAAGAAGATAATAACAAGGTTCAAGTTTTATATTTTAATTATAAAACTTATATGAACGAGGTTTATAAAGTAAAAGAAACTGGTACTGGTGCTAATAAGATTTTACAAAAAGATGATACGTTTAATCCACCAGAAAACATGGAGGGTGATTACGGTAAACTACAAAGATCTGTAGAGTGTTTGTATGATGGCGCTATGATTTTAGGTACTAGCAAATTACTTAAGTGGGAAATGGCTGAAAACATGATGAGACCTAAAAGTGACTTTACTAAGGTTAAGATGAACTATGCTATTGTTGCGCCGCGCATGTATAAGGGTAGAATAGAATCCCTAGTACAGCGTATTACTGGTTTTGCTGATATGATACAGCTTACACATTTAAAGCTACAACAAGTAATGTCTAGAATTGTTCCAGATGGTATATATCTTGACGCTGATGGTTTGGCTGAAATAGATTTAGGTAATGGTACAAACTACAATCCACAAGAAGCTTTAAATATGTTTTTCCAAACAGGTAGTATAATTGGACGAAGTTTTACCTCTGAAGGTGATATGAATCCAGGCAAAGTACCTATTCAAGAAATACAATCAGGCTCTGGCAGTGGTAAGATGCAGTCATTAATACAAACTTACAACTATTATCTACAAATGATAAGAGATGTGACTGGTCTTAACGAGGCTAAAGATGGTAGTACACCTGATAAATATTCATTAGTTGGTGTACAAAAACTAGCCGCAGCAAATAGTAATACCGCTACAAGACACATATTACAATCAGGTTTGTTTTTAACAAAAGAAATTTGCCAGTGCTTGTCATTAAGAATATCTGACATATTAGAATATTCACCAACAGCAAATGCTTTTATACAACAGATAGGAGCTCACAACGTGGCTACACTAAAAGAAATGTCTGAACTATATCTTTATGATTTTGGTATATTTATAGAATTAATGCCGGATGAAGAAGAAAAACAAATGTTAGAAAACAATATTCAAGTTGCTATTGCTCAACAATTAATTGACTTAGAAGATGCTATTGATCTTAGAGAGATAAAAAATATTAAACTTGCTAATCAATTGTTAAAAATAAGACGTAAGAAAAAGAAAGAAGAAGATCAAAGAGTACAACAAGAAAACATAAAAGCTCAATCAAACGCAAATATTGAAGCGCAAAATGCTGCGGCAATGATGGAGGTTAAAAAGAACGAGGCTGTTACAATGAGCCAAATGCAATTAGAAGAAGCAAAAGCTAATTTAAAATCAAAAGCATTGGAGCAAGAGGCAGCGATTAAAAAAGACTTAATGGAGCATGAGTTTAGACTTAACATGCAGCTTAAGCAAATGGAAAACCAAACTGTTAACGGTAAAGATAAAATGAAGGAAGACCGTAAAGACGAAAGAACAAGAATACAAGCTTCTCAACAAAGTGAACTTATAGATCAAAGAAATAACGGTAAACCACCTAAAAAGTTTGAATCTGCAGGTAATGATAACTTAGGAGGTATTAGTATTTAAAATTATTAATTATTATTATATTATATTATGGAAGAAAAAGTAGAAAAAGTAGCTGAAGAAGTTACAAAGGTAGATGTATCAAAACCTAAACAAGAAGCGCAAGACGCTATTATAAAAGTAGATTTAACAAAACCACCAACACCAAAAGAAAATGAAACTAAAGAAGATAACCCTGTCGACGAGGGAGTGGTTGCAAAGCCTGATAATGCCGAGCCCACAGAAAAACAAGAAGAAGTACAACAGGAAGTTGAAGCACAAGAAACACCAGTATTAGAAGAAGTTACTGAAGAAGAAGTGCAGGAACAAACAGAGGAGCTAGCTGAAGAAATAGTAGAAGCTCAAGAAACTGGCAAAGCTTTACCTGAAAATTTACAAAAAGTTGTAGATTTTATTGACGAGACTGGTGGGACTTTAGAGGATTACGTAAAACTTAATCAAGATTATTCTGAATTAGATAATGACACTTTGCTAAGAGAATACTACAAGAATACAAAACCTCATTTAGATCAAGAAGAAATAAGTTTCTTAATGGAAGATCAGTTTTCGTATGACGAAGAAGCTGATACTGAAATAGAAATAAAAAGAAAAAAATTAGCGCTAAAAGAGCAAGTTGCCAGTGCTAAAAGCCATCTGGACGGGCAAAAGTCCAAATACTATGACGAAATCAAAGCTGGTTCAAGGTTAACACCTGAACAACAAAAAGCTATGGATTTCTTTAATAGATACAACAAGGAGTCAGAAGAAACTCAAAAAATAGCAGAAAAAGGTAAAGAAGTATTTGTACAGAAAACAAACCAAGTATTTAACGATAATTTCAAAGGTTTTGATTTTAACGTTGGTGAAAAGAAATACAGATACAATATTAAAAACGCTAACAATGTAAAAGAGTCTCAAAGCGATATTAACAATTTTGTTCAAAAATTTATTGACAAAAAAAATGGTTTAATGAAAGACGCTAAGGGTTATCACAAATCATTGTTTACGGCTATGAACCCAGATGCTGTTGCAAATCACTTTTATGAACAAGGAAAAGCTGATGCTATGAAAGATAGTGTTGCTAAGGCAAAAAACGTAAGTATGAATCCTAGGCAATCATTTTCTAACGATAACACAAGCGGCTTGAAAGTAAGAGTTTTAAATGATGATACTTCTAACTTTAAGTTTAAAATTAAAAACAAATAATAAATTTAAAATTACAAAATTATGGCAATTACTGCAGGAGGTAGTTTAAACAGCACGCCTACTCCAAGGCAACAAACGCTGGCGACAAACTATCTAGATTTTACTGGGACTACGGACACAACGTGGGCTCAACAATATTTACCAGATCTTATGGAGAAAGAAGCTGAAGTTTTTGGAAACAGAACTATTTCAGGATTTCTTTCACAAGTAGGAGCTGAAGAGGCTATGGCTGCTGACCAAGTTGTTTGGTCTGAGCAAGGTAGACTACACTTATCATACACTGGACAAATCACTAATGGTGATGCTGGTACAGTTGCTGGTGGACAAATTACTATCGGTAAAGACATCGATGGAAATGCTGCTGGTACAACTCATGGTATTAGAAAAAATGATACTGTTATTATAGCAAGTTCTGAAGGTACGGTTAAAGCTTTAGTTACATTAGTAACTACTGGTTCAGCTGTTATTGAAGTTGCTCCTTACGGTGTTGTTGACTTAAACGATGTGTTTACTGACAACCAAGGTGCTGATTCTGTAACTGTATTAGTTTATGGTTCTGAATACAAAAAAGGTGATAACTACGATGGTGACTCTACTAGAGGAGCTAACGAACCTAAAATGCAAACTTTTAGCAACAAACCAATTATTATGAAAGATTACTACGAAGTATCAGGTTCTGATACATCTAGAATTGGTTGGGTTGAAGTTTCTGGCGAAGAAGGTCAATCAGGTTACTTATGGTACTTAAAAGCTGAAGGTGACACTAGAGCTCGTTTCAATGATTACTTAGAAATGGCAATGTTAGAAGGTGTTAAAGGTGGTGCTTCTGGTGGTTACACTGGTGGTGTAGCTGATTTAACTGACTCACATTTATATGCTGGTGGTGGTGAAGTTACTGGTACTCAAGGTTTATTCAATGCTATTGAAGAAAGAGGTAACGTAACTACTGGTGTAACTGGTGTTAACGCTGCTACTGATTTAGCTGAATTTGACGCTATCTTAGCTGAATTTGATAAGCAAGGTGCTATTGAAGAAAATATGTTATTCGTAAATAGAGCTACTAGCTTAGCTATGGATGATATGTTAGCTTCTATGAATTCTTACGGTGCTGGTGGTACATCATACGGTGTATTCAACAACTCTGAAGATATGGCATTAAACTTAGGCTTCTCTGGTTTCAGACGTGGATCTTACGATTTCTACAAGTCTGACTTTAGATACTTAAATGATAAAGCTACAAGAGGTGGTATAAACGATGCTTACGCTGCTGGAGCTATTAGAGGGGTTATTATCCCAGCTGGTACTTCAAATGTTTATGACCAACAATTAGGTAAAAACCTAAAAAGACCATTCTTACATGTTAGATATAGAGCTTCTCAAACTGACAATAGAAGAATGAAAACTTGGGTTACTGGTTCTGTTGGAGCTGCTACATCTGCTTTAGATGCAATGCAGATTCATTTCTTATCAGAAAGATGTCTAGTTACACAAGGTGCTAACAATTTCATGTTAATGAAATAAGCACTGTTTATTTTAAAGAACCGGGGCTTCGGCCTCGGTCCTTTTATTTATTAATTTTATTATATATTATATTATGGCAAAAAAACAAAAAACACAAGAGGTAGAGGTACCTGTTGTTGAAACTCCAGTAGTTGAAACACCAAAACCTAAAGTAAAAGTTGAACCTAAAAAACCAACTTGGGAAATAAAAGATAGATTGTATTATTTAAAAAACGGTCAAAGTCCTTTATCATACATTATAAAATCTTCTGATATTTATTATTTTGACGAAGAAAAAGGTTATGAAAGAGAATTAAAATATACAAAAAATCAAAAAACAGTATTTGTAGATGAAATGAAAGGTGACCAAAGACTAGAACACGTTGTGTTTAGAAATGGCGCTTTGTTTGTTCCAAAAAACAAAACAGTATTACAAAAATTATTATCTTTGTACCATCCATTAAAAGATAAATTGTTTTATGAATACAAACCATCTGAAGAAGCTTCTGTACAAATAGATCAATTAGAAATGCAAGCAGACGCAATATTAGCAGCTAGAAACATGGATTTAAGCACAGCTGAAGCAGTTATGCGTGTTGAGTTAGGTTCTAAGGTGTCTAAGATGAGCTCTGCTGAACTTAAAAGAGATTTATTAGTATTTGCTACTAGGAATCCTTCTTTACTGTTAGAGTTAGCAGAAGATGAAAACGTACATTTAAGAAACTTTGGTATAAAAGCTGTAGAGTTTGGTATACTAAAAATTTCTAATGATCAAAGAACTTTCTTATGGGGTTCTAACGATAGAAAATTAATGAACGTTCCTTTTGAAGAACATCCATATTCAGCTTTAGCCGCTTGGTTTAAGACTGATGAAGGTATGGAAATCTATGCAAATATAGAAAAACAATTAAAATAATCAAACTGTAGAGCGGTCGCCCTACGGGGCGATCGTAAACTACAATAAAAAACTATGGCAGTAAATATAGATACAGTATATCAAAGAGTTTTAGCTTTAGCTAACAAAGAACAAAGAGGTTATATAACACCTCAAGAATTTAATTTACATGCTAACCAAGCTCAGATGAATATATTTGAGCAATATTTTTACGATATACATCAGTTTCAATCAACTCAAAAAGGTAATGATAATTCTTACTCTGATATGGTAAGTATATTAGAAGAAAAAATAAGTTTATTTGAGGTTTATGGTCAAGACTTAGATGGTAACACTAGTAACAGAGGTATACTACCAGCAGATGTTTATAGGTTAGGTCAAGTTCAATTTGGCTCTTCTTTTGACACGTCAGTGGTTGTAGAAAAAGCAACAACAAAAGAAATAAATTTATTATTAAATTCTAACTTAACAGCTCCAACGCTAGAAAGACCGGTTTATGTTAGATCTGCTAACTCAAACCATCAAATAGAATTATACCCAACAACTTTTTCAGCAAGTAATCGTATGGACAACGTTACTGTTAACTACATTAAAAAACCTACAAAATGCGAATGGGCTTATGTAGTTGTAAATGAAAAGGCGTTGTACAATGGTAACTTAGCTGTTGATTTTGAATTGCACGCTTCTGAAGAAGAAAGCTTAGTTATAAACATATTAGAACTATCTGGTATTACAATTAACAAACCAGGTTTAGTCACAGTGGCTTCAAACATGGAAGCTAAAAACCAACAACAAGAAAAACAATAATAAATGGGATTACTAGACAATCAAACTCAAGCTCAGTATCAAGCTGGAACGCTTGGTGCTTATCAATATGTATCACTGCAAGATATTATAAACAATTTCACAATAGCTTATGTTGGTGAAAATAAATTATTGCCTAAAGTTAAAAGAACAGATATTGCTTTTCACGCTCAACGAGGTTTAGCAGAAATGAGTTATGATATACTAAGATCTCAAAAAGCACACGAGATAGAAGTACCAACTACTTTGCAAATGATTTTACCGCAAGATTATGTTAACTATGTTAAACTAACTTGGAAAGATAGCGCTGGTATTGAACGCACACTTTACCCAGCTTCTAAAACATCAAATCCTAAAGCTATAAAACAAGATGCTGATGGTGATTACGTTTTAAATAGTAGTGAATTAGATTTTGAAACTGAATCGGACACTTGGACATCTTACAAATCACATACACCTATAACAAATACTGACGATTATCAAGATGATAGATATTGGCCTAACACTGGTCAAAGATTTGGTATTGATCCTCAGTATGCTCAAGCTAACGGATCTTTTTATATAGACCAGCTTGCTGGTAAAATACACTTTAGTTCTAGCGTTGCTGGAAAAACTATAACTTTAAAATACATAAGCGATAGCTTAGGTACAGACGCTGAAATGCAAA